TTGCGCCAAGATCCTGCGCCATTTTCAGAAACAGCGATTTGCTGTATTTGATCGCGGAGATGCGGCGATTATAAAGGCGTTGGGCCTCCCTTTGGTTGCCATTGCCGCGAGTAAATCCGGCCTTTGCTGCCAGCGCGTTAAAAAGCCCGGTTTTCAGATTGGGAATCGACGATTTCTTTGCTGCCGTTGCTGATTGATTGGCTTTAAACGCAACATCTATTGCTGTTGATTTCACAACGGTTTTCAAATCTCGCGACGATTCCTTCTCGTATGCCTGCAATGCAGCCATAAACTCGCGAACGTCTACCGATGCCGTTATTCTGTCCATGCTCAACTAAACCACGCTTCCGCATGTTCGCCAAGGATCTCCTGCATCTTTGCCGATGCGCTCCTGCCTGGTGGCACAATGTCGCAGCCGCGCTCGAAAAGGTCCGCATTCCGCAATTGCATACCGATGCAGAGCGGCAGTTCGTCCATGTAGTATGCCCAAGTCTGGCCGGGGAGCTTTGCTGCTACGGTCGAAACGTAGTCAGCATCGCTCCCGATCACTCCCCCACGTTGGAGGTGTCGCGACCACCGGAGGGAGATTCGACGGATGCGGAGACGGTCTGGATGTCCTCGCAGATCATGTTCAGAAGCTCGACGGCTTCGATCTCCTCCGCGCCTCCGATTTCGCCGCCCTCCTTGTCCCACCATGCCATCATCTCAATAATCGCCTGATCGCGATTAAGACAGGCACGGGCAACTCGCGAGTCATCGACGGAGCAGAGCCACACCACCATGATCGAGTCGAGCGTGATCTGGTCCCAGACTCCATTCTCATCCGGTCTTGCGCGACCGAGGAAGAGGGAATTGCCCATGCATCGCGCGGCGGTGGAACGGGATTTTGAAAAGGGCTTGAGGGGCTTCCCTTTAAACTGGTAAGATCGGCTACGTGCGGCAACGATGTCAGGCGTGACGCTGTTTTCTTTTTCGATGTCTTCGATGGTGATTTCACTCATGCTTCTTTTTTGGTTATTTGACCCATCTGCGGGCTAGTTTCTCAAATTGCGGACCCTTCGGAATGACGAGCGGAAAGCCCTCGCGCTCGATCTTAATGGCGGGATTTGCTGCCTTCCAGATGTCTTTAAGCTCAAGGTAATTGGCAACCCATGCCTTTACCCATGCAAACATGGCAGGCATCCAGATAGCATCAAACCGTTCAGCGATCTTTCCGCCGTTTCGCCTTCCTGTAGCGTTGCGAATGACATCGGGCATGTCCGAGAGCATTTGCGCGGCGCGCTCCTCCTCGTCGGTCACAGCACGCATTCCGATTGCGAATTTGCCATCGGCGAATGACTTGATGTGTGCGATGGCACAATAAACGTGCAGCAATTCCAGATCGTCGGCGATCTGCTGCCAATGGTCCTCTGTCCGTGCGCTGATCATTCGCGCTGGCAGGGCTGCGGCCTCTGTCATGTCCTGCGATGGGTCGCGCCAGACTTTGGCTAGTGAAAGCGGCCCGACAGTCTTGTTGTCGAGGTGGTAGCTGATCGTTCCCGGCTCGTCTGGATCGTAGGTCACGCCCTTTGAATAGACGTTGGAAACGCCTGGGGTTCCAGGTTCCAGCTCAACGCCAGCAGTCACACAAGCCGCGAAGAATCGCGGGCATTGCGTTGGGATGATATTAACTCCCGCCCCTTTTGTTTCGCTCATCCTCAGGTGATATCAGGATGCTTGGTAAAGTTCACCGTGGCTGTTGCCAGCGCGCCTCGCGACTGCGAGATTTCAATGTCATCCATGTAAAACCCGCCTGTGGTGATGCCGTAGCCAGAGACGGAATTTGCGATGGTTTCGGCAGTTCCGAAAGCGACACCAAGAATGCCGCTTAGCGCGGAAGTGTTAACCTCCCCGGTAATGGTGCAGGTGGTCGCTGTCAGGAAGTTGTAGACAAATCCAGTCGGCGATCCGCCCTTGTCTTCGATGAAGATCTTTTCGTTGGTCCAGCCTTGGCGGAAATCGGAAATGTTAATGGCCGTCTCGGCGCTGACAACGCCTTTTACAAAGTTGGTTGCAGATACAAAAGTAGGAGTGGGCATGGCTCAGATGGGTTGGATTGTGGCGACAAGAGAATAGGTAACAATGCGGTCGTTTTCGTTTTCGACCGTGCGAGGTGCGCCGATCATTTCGACGGCTTGCCCTCGCGGCATGGTAAAGGATTTTGCGGAATAGGCCGACACGGTCTGTTTTGCGGCGTCGGCATTCCCGATCATCTCGCGCATCAGTTCGCGATGCTGGGTTTCGAGGTTGCGCGTCTCGATGTCGATGGAGATGGGGAACATGTTTGTTCCGATTGGCTCCTCCGCTCCGGTCTCGGCCTTGATGCCGATGGACGTTCCAACGCGCTCCTCGGGCTTGCTGGAGGTCGCGATGACAATACCAGGGAAGGCATCACGGAAAACCCGTGCGATGCTATCTTCGACTCGCTCTGCGAGGTCTGGGGTGGTATCAATCATTTGTCAAATCAATGGAAAGGATTCGTTCGCCTTCGGGCTTAATTGCCGTGATTCGGTATTTTTGCCCCTGGTAAAAGACGGGCGCTTGTTTGCGCGGAGTCGTGCCTCTGTTTAAGATCGTAGCGGTGAGAGTGCTTTCGCGGTTGTCGATTCCAAACTCGCTGGCCTCAAACGAGGTGTCGCCTTGCTCAATAATCGCCCTCATCTTCACGCCGTCGATCTCGATCACCTTGCCTTCGAATGCGATTAAATCGGCAAGTGCTGCTTGATGGTCGAGTGTTGCATAGCTCATTTCAGAATGGCTTTGACTTTGGCGGTTAGGCTAGCGTCGAGACCCTCAGCAATAAATGCGGTCAGGTTCTTGCGCTCGTCCTCGATGACCGTTTCTTGGTCCGGCGTTCCGTTGAGCATTTCAACAATGTCAACGATGCGCTGGATGCGGTTAACCCTGTCCGCAGTCGCACCAGGGAAGGGAAGAGGCGGAACCTCCCCCGGTGCGTCGTCGGCTTTCGCGTTCGAATTTACTGCGGGCATGAGTGGGATTTTTTAGCAGACCACCGTGTAGGTGAAGCTGGTGGCGATGTTGGAACCGCCGCCAGTTTCGACGGCTTGGTTCACTGCGACGTATTCGCCGACGTTTTGGCCAAGCTCGAAATCCACATAACCAGCGTCGAAGCCGGTATTCCCGGTGATGACGTAGGTAGCAGTGGGATCGGCTTCGGAAGCAAGCGCCCCGGTCGCTCCGCTTTTCAGCGTAAGCGTCAAAAGCTTGGTGGCGACGAGGACGCTGTTGGCAGGCCAAGAAGCGCGGAGCTTCATGCCTTCGCGATGCGGTCCGGCAGGGCCGATGTAGATTTCATCGGTGTCGTTGTTTGCGGCGGCGGCGGGAAGCGCCTTGGTAACGCTGAGAAGAGCGTCTGCTTTGTTCCGGCGATTAACTTTTTGTGACATGGTCTTAGTTAGTTGGGGTTGTCAGGATGGGTTAAATCAGACCGTCTCCGCGTTGGAAAGGTTGATCGTCTGATAGATCGGGACACCTTGATACTCTTCGGGCATCGGAGCGGGAGCGCCGATGGGCGAGTAGGTGGTGCGGCTCACTTGAAGCTGCTCGATGGAGCGAGGCGTTGCGAAGATCGCGTTGGGATTCATACCGAGTTCGCGAGCTTGGCGGAATGCCTTGGCAAGGAGAGCGTCGGTGAGGCCCTTGCCCGAATCTGTTGCGATGTTCTTGATGCGCAGCGCTTTATTTTTGTCAGCGAGGCGAGGAGCGACACGGCCCGAAATCCAGTTCTGAAGGCAGCGGAGGCTGTTGCCGTTGGCGTCGTCCACCGTTTCTTCAGTCCAGTCTTCACCGAAGAGGAGGGTGTTGTCGTTGCCGTAGACGTGGTCGCAGAAGCCTTGTCCGAGTTCCATGACCCAGACCGAGGTCTTGGCGGTCGAACCGGTGGCATCAACAACGTGCGTTGCGGCGCTGTTGGACTGAGCGAGGAAGCCGGGAGCGGCCTTGGCGTCAACGCTTGCTTGGGTCGTGCCAGCATACCATTGCTGGAATGCGATGTGGCTGAGAACGGCCTTGGTCACGCTGCGAGCTTCGGCGGTGAGAACGCGAGCAGGATCCTTGCTGGCGTTGAGAACGCCTTGGATATCTACGTTGATGAACTGCTCGATGATCGAGGTCTGGAAGATGCGCGATGCGAAGGTTCCCTTTTTGGCCGAGGTTCCTTCGTTCGCATTCCGGTATCCGACGGAGGGGTTTCCGGTCTGGATCGAGAGCGTCACGGTGTCACCGGAGATGGTATCAACCGGGAAGACGGCGATTTCGGGATACATCGCGACCACTTCCTCAACGATGGGCATACCGATGCCTTCGTCGATGGCGAGCTTGTCAACGAGAGTGACAGAGCCAGTCAAGGAGCGATGGAAGGGGGTCTGGCTTCCGCCGATGTAGTTGCGCGAGAACTCGCGAGCTTCCGAGTAGGTCGGGACAACGATGTTGCGGCCACGATCACCGAGAGCACGCTTGGCGTTCTCCGCCCAGGTGCTTTGGAGGTATTGGCGAGTTCCCTTTTTCACGGGTTCGCTGAGGACTTCAACGCGTCCGGCGGAGTAGGCGGGATTTTCGGCTTTCATGGAATCGAGGAGTTGGCGCTTGTAATCGTCAATCGAGAGGCCGCTTTCGATGGCCTTCGTGATCTCAGCCTGGTTGCGGCGGAATCCATTACCGCATTCGGTAATTTCAGCGGCACGCTTGCGATCTTCGGCGATTGCGCGAGCGGCTTCTTCCTTCGCGAGTTGGGCGATTTGGAGCTTGTTAAGTTCCCGTTCCACCTCAGCGGCGGCGCGGACTTCGTTTTTGGTTTCCGCCGGAGCGATCGCAGCGGGAGCCGTTGCGTTGTCGGCGCGTTCTTGGGTGTCTTGGTCGTTGTGTTCCATGGTAATGGAGGTTGAAAGTTCAGCGGCTCGTTGGCCGAAGATCGAGGATGCGTCACGGACTCCAGCGCCGTCGTCGGCAGGAATGGAAACGAGGGAAATCTCGAAAGGCTCCCAATCCATCACGCGGTAGGTCTCTTTTCCGCTCTGCTTGTCGCGCTTCTCCATGACAAGCGCATGGACGCGATAGCCGACGGAGATTTTGGAGCGGATCCCGTCCTTAACGTCTTGGAAGATTTCCTCGCCCTTTGCAGATCGGGAAAATCGAACGGTCGCGGCTCCAGCCCTGCCGTCGATGCGAGCGGATTCGATCACGCCGACTTGTTCGCGGGGATCGTGATCGAGCAGCAAGGGCGCGGAATTGTTCAGCCGCTTGAGGCGAACGGACTTTGAACCGTGGTCAAGAATCTCGACGCCCCAAGAGCGTTCGACTTGATCGGTTTCGGTCGAAAAGACAACATCCACCGTGCGCTCGTCCTCGTTGATCGAGGAGCGCGATAGGTCGAAAGAACGGACCTGCGGGGAAAATTGTTTTTGTGTGGCTCTCGACATTGCGAGAGACACCACAAAACGAAAAAGAAACGCAAGAGGATTTTTTCGTGAATGTTGACTACATCACCCCGGCCTTATCGATCACAAATTTCCTAAGCGATTCCTTGGTTCCAAAGTTGTAGACCTTTTGAGTCTTTTCCCATCGGACTCCGTTGTCGTAGTAGGTCACAAAAAAATGTCGGCCACATTTGTCTAAGACTTTAAGCTGCAAGGCGGAAATTTCTTCCAGCTCGACTCCAGCAGCATCAAGGGCTTTGGAAAATGATTTAAACCTATTCGGGCAACCGGCTCGCCTTTTGCGTTTTTTTTCGGGTTCATTCATATGTTTTGACGGTTTAATTTCGGTGCTGGACACAAATGATCGGGAGTTTGAGTGGGCTTTTGGTCAATCTCATTAGGCTAGCAATCTGGTGTCCTCTTGGGGGCTTATTGCGACTAGCGGAATGGGTCGCGACGACCC